CCTAAGGGCGCTCACCAAGTAAGGAGGTGATCGCATGGCGCTCACACTTGAAAACGTAGCCGCGAAGGTCGATGCACTGCGCCGTGCCGCCGCTGACCGTGACCAGCGCCAGAAGGATGTACGAGACATTCGTTCCGGCGATGTCGAGAGCGTGATGCCAGGGGCCATGCCTGACGCATGGCCCAAGCCGATCGTGGCCAACATGATCGACAGCGCAGCACGAGACACGGCCGAGGTCATGGGAGCGATGCCTAGCATCAACGCTTCCGCTGGCTTCGCCACCAGCCAGAAGGCCAAGAAGTTCGCAGGTAAGCGCACGAAGATTGCCAACCACTACGTCCAGGGCTCCCGCCTTGGGGCGGGTAGCCAGGTGACCTTCTGCGATCACTACGGAACCTACGGCATGGCGATCTACGTGGTCGAGCCGGACTTCGACAACAAGATGCCGATGATCAGGGTCGAGAACCCTATCGGCACCTACCCGGAGTTCGACATCCACGGCCGCGTCACGAGCTACACGAAGGTGTGGAACGAAGAGGCCATCTATCTGGTGGCCAAGTTCCCTCACCTTCTGAGGGTCCTCCAGACCAACGCTGTCGGCGAGGCCGTCAACGGCTGGGAGTACCAGAAGATCGAGGTCGTCAAGTACTGCGACGCCGACCAGATCATCATGTACCTGCCTTCGAAGTCGAACCACGTCATGGACTCCATGCCGAACCCGATGAGGAAGGTCTACGTCTCCATCGCCCGCAGGCCGGGCTACGACAGGGAGATCCGAGGCGCGTACGACGACGCCATCTGGGTTCACCTGGCGAAGAGCCGTATCGCGATGCTCGCCCTTGAGGCGACACAGAAGGCAGTCCGCGCACCGCTGATCCTGCCCAAGGATGTCACTCAGTTCCAGGCGGGTGGAGACAAGGTCTTCCGCTCGGACAACCCGCAGGGTGCTGGATACCTTGAGCCTCCGAACGCTCAGTGGGCGTTCCAGGAGGGGAACATCCTCGACCTAGAGGGCCGTCGCTCCATGCGCAGCCCAGAGGCGAGGACCGGAACGATGGATGCGTCCATCATCACCGGCAAGGGTGTCGAGGCCCTGATGGGTGGATTCGACACTGTCATCACGACCGGTCAGACGGTCGTGGCCCAGGCCCTTATGAGGGCCATCGAGATGTGCTTCCAGATGGACGAGGCACTCTGGCCCAACGAGAAGAAGACGATCAGCGGCGTTGTCCAGGGCACGCCGTTCGAGGAGGACTATGTCCCAGTCGAGGATATCGACGGTTCGTATGCTGTCGACGTCACCTACGGGTTCGCCGCAGGCCAGGATCCGGCACGAGCGATCGTCGCTCTTCTCCAGCTGCGAGGAGATCAGCTTGTCTCTCGCGACTTCGTACAGCGTCAGCTCCCAATGGAACTGGACGTCGTCGCCCTCCAGGCCCAGATCGACCTAGAGCAGCTAACAGACGCCACCAAGCAGGGCGTGATGGCCTACGCACAGGCCATCCTTCCTCTAGCCCAGCAGGGTGGGATCGATCCGAATGATGCGCTGCTCAAGCTGGCAACCATCATGAAGGAGCGAGAGAAGGGTACGCCTGTGCACGAGGCTGTGCTCAAGGCGTTCAAGCCTAAGGAGCAGCCGAACGCGGCTGCTGCTGTGGACCCGCTGGCCGCCCTTATGGGTGGTGGAGGACAGCAGGGTGGAGCGCCAGCCCCAAGCCAGCCCGGAGCCTCTCAGGCTCCGCAGGGCATGGACATGATGAGCCTGCTCGCAGGACTCACCGGACAGGGCGAAGCTACAATGTCGGCCAGGACTCAGCGCCAGGCTGCTATCTAAGGAGAACCACATGGCCGAGAACGGCTGGTTCGCAGGCAACCACGGACCTCAGGGTGCATGGTCGTCGCTCAAGGGGTCCATGCTGGCCCCACACATCGCTGGTCCGTGGACTGGCGGCGTACCTTCCATGGTGCAGGTTGACACCTCGTACCAGTCGGGGTCCGGTTGGGCCTCGAACACCATCGTCAACACCGGCATGACCGGTGGGGGCGGAACCATGGCTCGCTAAGAGCAGATTGGAGGGGGCCAGATGGCTACCCCAGTGTCTGGCCCCGGCCAGTTCAGCAAGCGTACCGACAAGGCTGTCGACAACGCCAACCTCTCCACCCCCAACGCGGGCTACGGCGAGGCTAAGGCCAACACCGAGCAGCGACAGGGCGCTCCCATGGCGAGCGGCGGAGGAGACTTCGCCGCCCTGTTCGGAGACCCCGGCAGCAGGGTCATCGACTTCGCTGCACCAAGCACCCAGCCAGGTGTGCCAGTAACGGAAGGCGCCGCCCTCGGGCCAGGCGCCGGTGAGGCGGCACTAGGCCTGCCTGACCAGCAGGGCCAGGACCTAGAGAGCCTGCTGCCCTACATGCCCGTGCTTGAGTTCATGGCCAACCAGCCAGGAGCCTCATGGGCTATGCGCAACATCGTAAGGAAGGCCAAGGCCCTACAGTGACCGACCCCGAGTACATCTACGGCGGGCAGTGGTTCGACGACATGGGAGCCCTGGCCCTGGCATTCTCCGACTCTCCGCGAGTCGGCATCGACATCGCACGCTCGGGCGTAGACCGAGCACAGGCCAATGACATGGCCCTCAAGCTCATGCGGGCTGGCATCTCTCCATACGAGGCGCCACCGACGCCGCTAGGAATGGAGACCCCAGATGCAGAACTCGTCGAACCAGCGTGACCTGGAGATCATCTCCAACGCAATCCTAGACGGTGACACCACCTTCGACGCCCTCCCTGACAACGTTCAGGGGGAGGTGCTCCAGTACATGAGCGGCCCCGGTGCCGCGATGGGTGCCGCACCGACTGACGAGCAGCTCAACGAGCTGGCCAAGAAGCGTCAGGAGAAGATGGCCGAGGGCAACATCTTCGCCTCTCCGATCTTCAAGCCGATCGAGTGGGTTGGCTCGAAGCTGTACTGGCTGTACTCGGAGAGCGTGTCGCCTGCCCTGTCGGCTGCCTCCATGGCTGCGCACAACGTCATCTATGGGCGCCCTGAGGGGGCGCCCGAGGCGTCGTTCGGACAGAGCGAGTGGGACTACCTCGGCAGCATGTGGGACCAGGCCCACTCGGTCTCGCCCGGCCAGGCTATCTGGCAGCTCGGGCTGAACAACGAAGAGCTCAAGGAGCGTGGCATCAGCCCTGAGCAGATGGCTCAGGACAAGAAGCTCGTACTTGAGGGCAAGGCCCCCGCTGGCAAGACCGTGTCGGAGAAGTACTACAAGTCCGGCGGCATGGCTCAGTTCACCTCCGGCATCTCCGACTTCGCCGTCTCGTGGTGGGCTGACCCGCTCGTCATCGTAGGTAAGGGTGCAGGCGCAGCTCGCCAGGCATCCTTCGTTCGTCCGGTCTCCGAGCAGGTCAAGATCGCTGGCAAGGCTGGCAAGAAGGCTGGCCTTGCCCCTGAGCAGTCGTTCGAGCTGATGACTCGCGGTTCCGTCTTCCAGAACATGGTGGACGAGGTCTTCAAGATCAAGGCCGCGAACCCCGACAACGCAGCGCTGGTCATGCGTCGCGACTTCCAGACGATCGCAAGGTCCAAGGATGGCGACACTCTGTCCCGCCTGCTTATGCAGGCGAAGGACAAGAACGAGATCTCGGACATCCTCCGAGTCTCGATGGGTGACGAGATCGCAACCGAGGCCCTGAGGGCCAAGAACATCGACATCGCCTACCAGATCGACCAGACCAACAAGCGCGTCACCGCTCACGGAACCTACTACTCCTCGCTCACCCCAGCCCAGCAGGCGGGCCCTCGCGGGCTTCGCATCAAGGCTGCGATCGATACGGAGAAGAAGTTCATCGACCAGCTGAACCGCAACACGAAGTTCATCGACGACGTGGTGGATGGTCAGCGCACGATCGAGAGCATGAACTTCAACTCCATCACCACTCCGATCGGCATGAAGGTCCGTGGATCGAAGACGGTGCGCGAGGGTGGACAGCTCAAGAACCCGTTCGTCGCCAACCCGATCAAGGCTGCCGGTGCGCTGGTCTACAACGCTTCGGTCGGCCTGCCGATCAAGCTGATCAGGTCGTACAACGACATCAGGCCTACGGCATACATCGACATCCATGCAGAGGACTCGTACCGCAACGTGAGCGCCCTCCTTGAGGAGGCGCCCACCCTGGACCGAGCAACGCGTGAGCGCATGGTCAGCCAGTACCTCAAGGTCGACCCTGCCGACCGTGGTCTCCAGCTCGTGAAGATGGAGACCGAGGCCGTGGCCTCGATGATCGCTCGCTACAACGTGGGCAAGGCGCCAGCCGACCAGCTCTCCCATGAGCTGGGCATGGAGCTGTACCGAGACTTCGCCACCAGGCGACGTCAGGGCCAGATCGCTACGGCGGGTGGCCGCAGCTACGGAACGGGAACCATCCCCGACCCGGCTGGTGGGGCAACTCCGATCAACGTAGCGGAGATCGAGGCGGACGGTGGTCGACTGATCACCACTCCCATCTTCGAGACCCAGCTTGCCAACAGCCACGTCATGCTGGACTTCAAGGCATTCGACAGGATGCTCAAGGAGCACGGCTCGGCGTTCCAGAAGTCCTTCGGTAACGCGAAGAACGCTGGAGAGTGGGCTGTCGGCATGGCCGACACCCTCGGTTCGTACTGGAAGTTCGCTCAGCTGTTCCGTCTCGGCTACGCACCGCGCGCACTGGCCGATGACTTCCTCGGACAGATGGCCCGCTTCGGTCCTGCCGCCATGGCGGGCAGGATGGCAGAGGGTGGCAAGGTTACGATCCAGGACTTCTTCCGTGGTCGCTGGGCTTCCGACGACATCTCGGCCGCAAGGTTCGCGCACGAGTCGGAGGTTGTGAACATCGAGCGCCTCGGCGAGCAGCAGAGGGTGACTCAGCGTCTGTACGACGATCCGACTGCGACGCCAGCCGACAAGCTGCTACTCAAGGCAGACCTCGACGACATCAAGGCAGACCTCGACGCAGCTCACGTCCGACGAGGGATGTACTCGGACATGGCTGCCTATGGAGCGCAGACGCGCGACATCAGGATCGGACGCCAGCCGTTCGAGGGTGCGCTCGCAGGCAAGCAGGGACAGCTCTTCGCTGACCTATCTCGCGGCGAGAAGAACCTCGACAACATCCTCGGCTCCGAGGCTACGTCGCTGCTCAAGCGCTCTCGTCGACTGGACTGGAGGAACATCCGTGCCCGCGAGACCGGGCACATGGATGCGTGGACGAGGAAGATCAACCAGCAGATCGCTCACTCCAAGATCGGCCGAAGGGTCCTGATGGGAGATGACGAGGCTCAGCTGGTGCACTGGATGCGCACCGACCCTGAGGGTCGTGCGTACCGTGCGGAGATCGGACTCAAGAACATGCCAGACCACGAGCTCGCTCAGCGCGTCAAGGCAGAGGTCGACCACACGCTCAACCCGGCGATGCCAGGCATGGACGCCATTCGCGTAGCGGCCCTGAACGGCACGCTGGACAGGTCGATGCTTGAGGCTATCCCGATGAAGGCACGACCGGACGTCAACGCCCAGTCGTGGAGCTATGCAACTGGAGAGAACCCTATCTCCAAGACGCTGGACACCTTCATCACCGGCTACTTCAAGCTGGCTAACCAGCTGCCAGCGGAGAAGATGCTCAGGCACCCTCTCTTCGGTCAGCAGTACAAGGCCGACCTGGCTGCGCAGATGAAGATCATGAAGGCTCAGGGCATCACCCACGTCAGCGAGGCCACCCGCCTCAAGATGCAGGAGACCGCCCGCAAGGCGGCCCTGCGTGACGTGAAGAAGTTCACGTTCACCATGGACCACGAGACCAAGATGGCGTACGCGATGAGGCACTTCGGTGCGTTCTTCGGTGCGCAGCAGGAGTCGTGGAACCGCTGGGCTCGTATCATCGCGGACAAGCCTCAGACGCTGGCTCACGTGGCCCAGACGTACGGAGCGCCTACGCGCTCCGGCATCACGGTGGACCAGGACGGCAACGTCATCGATGGCGCTGGATTCTCCACGGATCCTGTGACCGGAGAGAAGAAGCTGACCAAGTACAGTGAGCGCAAGATGCTCATCCAGATTCCCGAGTACCTCGGAGGCAAGGCCCTCAAGGAGAACCTCGGACTGGACCCGGATGCGGTACTCACCATGCCGCTGTCCTCGGCTGAGCTGGTCCTGAACAACGGCGACGGGGTCTTCCCCGTCGGCGCTGGGCCGTTCGTGCAGATCGGTGTCAACCACTTCGCACAGGACGAGCCAAGGCTTGCCGACTGGGCCAAGAAGCTGGGAGTGCTGCCCTTCGGGCCGCAGGACTCCTGGACCGACTTCATCAACCCGAACACCGGTAAGCGCCTAGGCGACTCGATGGACGACTTCTCGGAGTCCCGTCAGCGCAACATGTTCTACATGATGCAGGTGGAGAACTACAAGTACCAGAACGGTATGCGCGAGACTCCGCCCGACTGGAAGGAACTCAAGGATCGTGCGGACAGGTGGAGCATCGCTCGCACCGCATTCGCCTTTGCGCTGCCCCTGTCGGTCAACGCACAGGATCCTTACCAGTTCTTCCGTGACGAGTTCCAGCGTTACCAGAAGCTCGACCCGGACTCGGCCGACCAGAAGTTCTACGACAAGTACGGTGACTCGTTCTACACCTTCACCCAGTCCATGTCCAAGAACAACACCGGCCTCCGCCCAACGGCGGAGTCGGTGGAGATGAGCAAGTACTACTCGGACCTGGTCAACAAGGTCGGGCCTGAGTACGCTGGACTCATCGTCGGTCACGAGGGTGAGGGCACGTTCAGTGAGGGTGCGTACTTCTACCAGAAGACGCACTCAGCTGGAGCGGCAACCGACCTCACGCAGCGCGAGAACATGTCGGCATCCGAGGCGTGGAGTGAGGCTCAGAAGGCTCTTGGCTGGAAGCAGTACAACTCGGCAATGAACGGACTGCGTGCGCAGCTGTTCGATGCGGGGTTCAAGACTTTCAGCGACAGTGGGGCGGAAGAGCTCAAGGCTCAGCGTGACGCGATCGTCGGAGTTCTGGGATCCCCCATGAACCCTAACGGTAGCGAGAACGCGTTCTACAACGAGGCATGGTCTGAGGCGTACAACTCGGTCGACAGGACCAAGTACGACCGCAGGGCCTCCGACATCTGGGACATCGTCAACGACCCCGAGCTGTGGGCCAAGGCCCAGCCGCTACAGGATGGAACGGTCGGAGTTCGCTCCGACATCTACACCCTGCACGGATACCTTGAGCAGAGGCGCAACTTCCAGGTCACGCTCATCGGCCGCAAGGCCGCTGGCGGATCGGCAGACCCTCTCGCCCAGTCCAACTCGGACATCAAGGGGCAGTGGGACCAGATGGTGATGGACCTTCTGGAGAAGGACACTAAGTTCGAGTGGATCCACAACAGGTGGTTCAGCGGAGACATGGGATTCGACAAGGACAGCATGGAGGCTGAGGAGTAATGCCAGGACCAACACCGGCTCCGAGCCCTAACGCGGAGCCGAAGACATTCACAGAGGCTATCGCGGACAGGAGCGCTGCGGCTGGACCACTTGCCGCACCCTCCACGTCCAATCCTAAGGACCCGGGAGTTTATCTCGGGTCCGTCAAGACCTCGGACATAGACCGCAAGGAAGCGCGATTCGAGGGGGCGGCTATGCCGCCCCCGACGGTCGACAATGTCAGGCCGCTATCCGAGGTCATCTCCCAGTACGACACGTGGGATCAGAAGACCCTGGATGCATTCACCACGCAGGCAGCACTTGCTGGCTACGAAGTGGATGGTGCGCGCGACGCTGACCTCCGAAAGCTGTGGGCCTCCTATGTAGAGCAGTCCGCAATCAAGCTTTCATCCGGCGTGAAGCTCACGCCGTGGGACATGCTCGCAAAGGACCGTAGGCAGCGAGAGCAGACCTACGTCAAGCCTCGCTCCGTGACACAGACCGCGACCAACCTCGACATCTCGTCGGCTCTCACGGCGCGGGCAATCTTCCAGGAAGCAACGCGCGCCCTCCTGGGGCGCGCCCCTACTAAGGCTGAGACTCGATCGTTCCAGGCAAGGCTGAACGCATACGAGCAGGCCAACCCCCAGACCACTACGACCACCACCACCTACGCAGGCGGCATGGCTGGCGCGGCTGGCACTGGGGATGCGACTGGTTCCACCAGCGTAACGAAGGGCGGAGTAGCGTCCGCAGATCGAGCCATGATGGCAGAGGACGCGGCGAAGGCAGACCCCGAGTACGGGGCCTACCAGGCCGCAACCAACGGCATGAACTGGCTCATGGAGATGGTAAACGGAGGCTAAGGTGCCAGTATCAGGCAATGACGTAATCGAGTACGCCAAGCAGTTCATCGGGACACCGTACGTTTGGGGTGGCAATAGCCTGACCAAGGGTGTTGACTGCTCCGGCCTGACTCAGCTGGTGCTCAAGCACTTCGGCATCAACATCTCGGACACTACGTTCACGCAGATCGGGGAGGGCAAGGCCGTCAAGATGAACGAGCTACAGGTTGGCGACCTTGTCTTCTTCGACAACACCACGAAGTGGGACGGCCCCGATCACGTAGGCTTCTACATCGGAGACGGCAAGATCCTTCACGCTCCCCGCCCAGGGTCCAACGTGAAGATCGGAAACCTCTCCGACCAGGAGGGCTTCATCGGTGGCCGTCGCATGGCTGGCATGGTCGGAGGCGACACCGCCTCCGACTGGGAGCCCAGCGAGGACCCTACCCCGAAGCTCGACCCGGAGGCTATGGCCTCCGAGTACGGGTGGGCCTACTCGTTCCTCAACTCCATCCCGAGCGTGGCCAAGCTGTTCCAGGACTCCGTGAAGGAAACGTGGACGAGGGAGAAGTTCCAGGCCGAGCTGCGCAACACCGACTGGTGGAAGCAGAACTCGGACACCATGCGCCAGGCACAGCAGGAGAAGGCAATTGATCCAGCCACTTATGGGGCAAAGGTCGAAGCCGCTAAGGTCCAGATCCAGCAGCTGGCTGCTGAGATCGGAGCGGTCATCCCTCCAGGGAAGCTCGGCAAGTTCGCCGAGCAAGCCATTCAGACCGGACTGGACGAAGCCCTACTACGCAACCTCCTTGGTGGATACGTCACCTTCACCGAGAAGGGCACGCTAAAGGGCCAGGCCGGAATGCTTGAGAGGCAGATGAAGGAGTACGCCTACGAGCAGGGCGTGTCTCTGGACAAGCAGACCATCAAGAACCAGGCCCAGCTAGTGGCCAGGGGACTGGCCACTCAAGATGACTTCAAGAACCAGATGGTAGCCCAGGCCAGCTCCGCGTACCCGGCGTATGCTGAGCAGCTCAAGGGCGGCCAGACGATGCGGCAGATCGCTGCACCGTACATCCAGCAGATGGCCGACGACCTGGAGATTGTGGACACCAGCATCGGCCTGTCGGACCCGCTCATCAAGCGGGCCCTCAACGGACTGAACAAGGACGGCAAGCCTACGGGCATGCAGCTCACGGACTTCCAGTCCACCCTGCGCAGCGATCCCCGTTGGCGCAAGACCAACAAGGCTCAGCAGGCAACGATGAATGTAGGGTTCCAGGTTCTCAAGGACATGGGTCTCATGAGGAGCTAACATGGCACTCACCTTTGAGCAGTTCTTCCAGTCCATTGTGGCGCAGGAGTCCGGCGGCGATTACCACGCCGTCGGGCCCCGCACCAGCTACGGCCGCGCCTACGGTAAGTACCAGGTCCTTGAGTCCAACATCTCAGGCTGGACCAAGGCATACTACGGTCGCAGCCTCAGCACTCAGCAGTTCCTGAATAACAGGGAAGCCCAGGATGCTGTGGCTCGTGGCAAGCTCAAGTCGTACTGGAACAAGTACGGCGCCCGGGGCGCCGCAGCCGCATGGTATGGCGGTCCTGGATCTGCCAACCTACACATGAGCACCCGCTCTCAGCAGGGCGGGCCTTCCATCAAGGACTACGTAGACAGCGTCCTCAACAGGGCTGAGGGCCTCCCCGCAGGGGGAGGCGACACATCAACCAGCACGACAAGTGCTGGAAGTTCAGGAGGTACCGTGCCCAAGCTCAGCATGGCAGAGCTAGCAGAGCAGTATGGCTACACGTCGTCCATGCTCAACGCCATCCCTGAACTCAAGAAGCTGTTCGGTGACATGGTCAGCGGAGAGTGGAGCAAGGACAAGTTCCAGGCGAAGCTACGAGGGACCAAGTGGTTCAAGTCCCTCAGCTCCGATGAGCGTCAGTTCATCATGCTCAAGTACACCGACCCCGCGACTGCTAAGCAGAAGCAGGATCAGGCGCTGGTCAAGATCACTCAGATCGCCAAGCAGCTGGGCCTGACCGGTAAGTACGATGACGCTGGCTTCCTCAAGACCTACGCCTACAATCTCGTAGCGAAGGGCTGGGACGAGGGGCGCATCAGGTACGAGCTGGCCAGGTATCTCAACCCGAACCTCAAGACGCACACCGGCGAGGCCGGTGCTGCGTGGGATGAGATCGACAACTACGCCTACGGCATGGGCGTCAAGCTCTCGGAGAACTGGATCAAGACCAGGGCAGTCAACATGGTCCGTGGCCTCGGCACGCTACAGGACGTCAAGACCGAGATCGCCAACATGGCCAAGGCTCAGTTCCCCCAGTGGGCCAAGCAGATCGACGGAGGCCAGACTGTGGCCGACGTCGCGATGCCGTACATGCAGTCGATGTCTCAGATCCTTGAACTGAGCCCCGGCAGCATCAACCTGTTCGATCCGACGATCAAGAACACCCTCAGCTGGGTCAACCCACAGACCAGCAAGAAGGAAGCTATGCCGATGTGGGAGTTCGAGAACAAGCTACGCGGCGACGTTCGCTGGAAGAAGACCAAGAACGCGCAGGACTCCCTGATGCAGGTAGCTCATCAGGTTCTATCTGACTTTGGCGTCAAGTACTAGGGGGATCATGGCCAGGCACAAGATGTGCTATGCGGGCTGCAAGTGCAGCAAGTGCGAGGCGCAGCGCGAGACTGATCGCCAGTACGCCAAGAATCGCAAGGGCAAGTTCAAGTCCCAGGAAGCGCGAGCCCAGAGGGCTCGTCGCTATGGCATCACCGTGGATGACATCCTTGCGATGGAGCTAGCACAGAAGAACCGATGCGCAATCTGCGGCAACGAAGAGACTGCGCTAGACAATCGACAGAGGGTAAAGTCCCTCGCAGTAGACCACGACCACGAGACCGGTAAGGTCCGTGGCCTGCTGTGCAACAACTGCAATCGGGCTATCGGCCTGCTAGGCGATGACGTAGGTGTGCTCCTCAACGCTGTTGAGTACCTGCGCAATGGAGGAGTGAAGTACTGATGGCCACTGCCAAGAGGGCTAACATCCCTAACGCGAGGATCGCGTACGCTACACCAATCAAGGTGCCGAACTTCAAGCTGGACACCAGGCCAGCGTGGGAGAAGAAGCTCAGCGGTTCGCAGAGGGACGCTTACGCGGCCATCACGAACCTGTTCAAGGGTTACGGCCTCGACTCCCTGTCCAGCAAGATCTTCGACTACGTCAAGAACGGCTACTCTGCCGACACAATCTCGATGCTCCTCCAGGAGACGAAGGAGTACAAGACCAGGTTCGCAGGCAATGAGGCCCGCAAGAAGGCGGGCCTGAACGTCCTGTCGCCTGGTGAGTACATCGCCATCGAGAACTCGTACCGCCAGATCATGAGTGCGGCCGGTCTGCCTAAGGGGTTCTATGACTCCACGGCAGACTTCGCCCAGTTCATCGGCAACGACATGTCGCCCACCGAGCTCAAGGAGCGAGCCGACCTGGCAACGCAGGCGACGGCCCTCGCCTCGCCTGAGTACAAGCGGGCACTCAAGGCCATGGGTCTGAGTGACGGAGAGATGACCTCGTACTGGATCAACCAGGGCAAGGCTCTTCCCTTCCTCCAGAAGACGGCCGCTACTGCGGCCATCGGAGCCGAGGCTCTCCAGCGTGGCATGAACTTCGACAAGGCCTACGCAGAGAACCTGGCCACACAGGGCGTGACGGGCCAGGAGGCAGCTCAGGGCTACGCTAAGATCGCAGAGGAGTTCGGAACGCTCCGAACCCTTGGTGACATCTACGGATCAGCATGGACTCAGCGCATGAGCGAGGAGGATGTGTTCACGGGCGGTGCCGCAAGCACCGCACGACGCAACCTCGTAGCGCGTGAGCGTGGTCAGTTCAGTGGATCCGCAGGTGCAGCACGCGGTGGATTTGCACAGCGTGGCGGTATGAGGTAAGATGCTTGATGTCGGCGGAGCTCTAGCTCCGCTGGCACATCTGGATGTAGTGAAACGGTATAACGCCTGCCTTGGGAGCAGGTGATGGAGGTTCGATTCCTCCCATCCGGACTGGCTGTGGGGACAAGAGGCATCCCCTTAAGACTCGGGAGGCTACCGAGCGCAGCTGACAATGCCTCACTGATGTAGTGGTAACATGTCAGTCTTCCAAACTGATCTCGCCGGTTCGAACCCGGCGTGGGGCTCTGGACGGTAGTGTAACGGTAACACGCCAGCCTCATAAGCTGGACGATGAGGGTTCGACTCCCTCCTGTCCCACCACGTATGCCTGAGCTGTAGCAGCCCGCCGGTCTCCAAAACCGAACGGTGTGGGAGCGTAACCTACCAGGTGTGCCAATGCTTCTTAGACTAACGGTAGGTCGCCTGGCTCTGGACCAGGTAGTTGAGGTTCGAATCCTTGAGGAGCAGCGAGAGTGAGCAGCCGTATAAAGACACCGGCATAGGTGGTTGTTGTCGAAACCACGCTCGCTCGCAACTTGGAGGGTGGCGCGGGTTGGTCCGCAAGGAGGATGAATGCCGATCAAAGATCCGGTAGCACGGAAAAAATGGTACACCGACAGGCGTATCGAGGTCCGTAGGATCGTTGAGGAAGGCAAGCTCAAGCCTTGCGCTGACTGCAACGTGCAGTACCATCCGTACGTGATGCAGTATGATCACGTGACAGGCAAGAAGAAGTTCAACCTCGGTGAGGCGACCGCTAAGGCGGCCACCCTACAGGCAGTGCATGACGAGATCGCCAAGTGCGAGGTCGTATGCGCCAACTGCCACGCGATGAGGACTTGGTCTCGCCTACAGCAAGACTAGGATTGTGGCGTCCGTGGGGACAATCGGTCTCGAAAACCGTGCCAGGGTAACGCCTGAGGGTTCGACTCCTTCACTTTCCGCTTGGAAGATGTGGCCCGTGGGGGCCACCTCCCCTGCTAAGGGAGTTCAGCTTACGGGCTGGTGGTTCGACTCCACCTTCTTCCGCTTTGGGTGTCAGGCGCTGGTGCGCCAGGGAGGCTGTAACCCTCTCGCTTCGGCATGGTAGGTTCGACTCCTACGGCACTCACTGTCCTGGACCACTTGGAGTGGGGCTCGCCTGCAAAGCGAGCCATCCGGTTCGAATCCGGCAGGGCCTCGGGCGACTGGTGTCAAAGGTAGCACAGGTGTTTTGCAAGCATCTGGTCAGGGTTCGATTCCCTGGTTGTCCACTGGGATGTAGTTCAATGGTTAGAACGCAGGTCTGATACACCCGTGACCACGGTTCGACTCCGTGCTTCCCTATGCGTCTGTAGTTCAAAGGCAGAGCCTCTGGTTGTCAACCAGATGGGTGTGGGTTCAAGTCCCATCAGGCGCGCAAGTGGGTGATGCATCACCCACCAGTCAGGTTGTGGGTTCGATTCCCAGCTGGCGCAGCAACCTGGCGAATGGTCCTCTAGCCCAACGGTAGAGGCATCAGTCTTAGGAACTGATCAGTCTCGGTTCGAATCCGAGGAGGACTACCAAGCTCCACTCGTCTAGTGGTCTGGACACTCGGTTCTCACCCGAGAGGTGAGGGTTCAATCCCCTCGTGGAGTACGCGACTCAGGAAGTGCACTTCCTCCGCTGTAGCTGTTACGTGTGAGTCCACGATGCTACACCAAGTCTTGCTAGCTCAATGGTAGAGCGGCCGGTTGAAGCCCGGCAGACTGAGGTTCGATTCCTTGGCTCGACACTGTGACCTTAGCTCAATAGCAGAGCGCCTGGCTGTGACCCAGGAGGAGAGGGAGCGTAACCCTCAGGCCACCCCGCCTCTGTCGTTCAACGGACAGGACGCCATGCTACGAACGTGGTGATGGGGGTTCGATTCCCTCCAGAGGTACGCATGATCCAGTCGCACAGCGGCAGTGCAGTGGGCTCTTAACCCTTGTGAACGTCGGTTCGAATCCGACCTGGATCTCTGGTCGTTGGTTTTGCTGTCTCAGCCTCCCTTCGACCGCTCGCCCTTGTAGCTCAACGGTCAGAGCACCTGTTTAGTAATCAGGTGATCGGGGTTCGATTCCTCGTAGGGGCTCGCAGTGATAGCCAAAGATGTCTGCGCCGAGTGGACGCTATCAGAATCTCGGCACTATGGTGTATGGCCAAGCGGTAAGGCAGTCGACTGTTAATCGACAGAGCGCAGGTTCGATCCCTGCTACACCAGCTGTCTCGACATAGGATGTGCGCTTCTCTCCTAAAGAAGCTACGACGGTTCGACTCCGTCCGAGACTACACCCGGCTCGTCCAATGGGAGGGCCGCACTCTTACAAAGTGCAGACAGGGGTTCGATTCCCTTGCCGGGTACCAGCACGCCAAGGTGGCAGGCAGTGCTTGTAATTGAAGACCACCACCTCATCCGAACGAGCTTAGGCCGACCTCCCCTAGGGGTCGGTCTTTTGGCGTTCAAAGCAACTAGGAGCATGTATGAACTCGTGGGGATACGACGACGACCAGACTGGCGGACAGCCCAACAACAGCGACAACGCATCGGGCGGTGGTCTACGACAGTTTGCAGAGAAGCAGAAGCAGGAGAACCAGGCACTCAAGGATCAGCTGGCCGCGATCCAGCGAGAGCTGTCGATGCAGAAGCTACAGTCAGTCTTCGACTCCGCAGGCGTCCCGGGGGCAGCAGCCCACTACCAGGGCGACGCTGACCCTGCCAAGGCGGCAGAGTGGATCACTTCCATGAAGAACGCCTTCGGCGCCTCGGGGGGAACCCCTCCGACTTCTACTGTCCAGCAGGAGCCTGTGCTCTCCCCAGAGCAGCAGGCGCAGATGCAGCGCATGAACGAAGCGGGTGCCGCTGGCACCCCGCTCACGAGCATGGAGCAGGCACTGAACACTGCTGGCCAGGTAACCAACGTCAATGACCTCATCGCCAACTTCCAGGCTGCCCAGCGCAACCTAGGCTGATGAGGCCGACCTCCTAGGAGGACGTGGTGGCTAACGCCTTCACCGGTTCTGCGGCAATGCAGAACCTCGTACAGACTACGTACGACCGCGCGCTTGAGTTCGCACTCCGCGCGCAGCCGATGTTCCGCCAGGTCGCTGACAAGCGCCCTGTGCAGCAGGCAATGCCTGGTTCGAGCGTCGTGTTCGAGATCTACCAGGACCTTGCGGTCCAGAAGACTCCGCTCAACGAGCTGGTTGACCCGGACGCAGTAGCGGCCGGTAACCCAACCACTGTCTCCGTCACTCTGAACGAGTACGGAAACTCGATCCTCGTGACCAACAAGCTGGACCTGTTCAGCTTCACTGACGTGACCGCTGGTCTCGTCAACCAGGTCGCGTGGAACCTTGTCGACACTGTCGACGAGATCGTCCAGGATGTCCTGGCGACCGGAACTCAGACTGTCCGTCGCGTCGGAGCTACCACTCCGACCTACGGTTTCGGTTCCTCGCCCACGAACCCGACCACTTTCGACGCGATCACCAACGCGTCGACGTTCAGCTCCTCGATGGTACGCCTCGCCGTGGCGAAGCTCCGTACCAACAAGGTGCACCCGAACGCGGGATCGTACTACACGTGCTACATCCACCCGGAGCAGTCGCACGACCTTCG